GCACCAACAACGTATTCGGACTGAACATCGCCCCCGGTGCAAGAGAGTTGGCGTTCAAGCTGGTAGGAACGGCGCTTGATTAAGGCGCAAGTGTTTTCGTTCTTGATGACCTTACCAAAGAACATTTGAATGGTCTTCGTGGCGCCCGTGTCGGTGGCAAAAGTCGAAGTGGCATCGTCCAGTTCAATTTGCTTGGCGGCGACGGTCTTGATGCGAGCAAAACCACTCGGGCAAGTTGCGAACACGGTTCCAGCGCTATCACCACCAATGAAAACCCACTCGCCAGGGATCAAGCCCAATGTCGTAAAATCCGCCGAGGTGCAACCAAGGAAGATTTGCCCTCCGGACACGGTAACGGTCAAGTCACCTGCGGCGAATTGGAAGCCGACGGCCTCAATCTTTGCGCTTGCGGTAGGTGTTTCATCGGCAAGACCATCACCGACCACCAAGGCCGCAGCAGCGGCACTTACCACTACCTTCAAGCCGTTGTTTGCGCTCTTGGCGAAGCCGCTGGCCAGGACAATGTGCCCAGGATCAAAACCATCTAACCCGGAAGCGGCTGCATAAGTATCGCTAGAAGCCGTGGCGCTGGTAATAGTGATGGCAGCGCTTCCGAGATTCTGAGTCCCCATCTTTTCGCGGGCGTCGGCGAAGAAGAAGCCCTGGAAAAGCCGAGTCAAGTTAGAGAAGGTCAAATCCTGATTCCATCCGGCGGAAACTTCAAGATCCGTGACCGTTCCTTTCCGGCTTTGGCGACCAACTGTGATTGGCTCACGGGAAACGGTAGAGATTGTTCCACCAAAGGCGCTGTAGGAATTTGGTTCCAAGCCATACCATACAGGTGAACCGGGAAGTGTTTTTAAGTTTGCTTCTTCAGCGAAGGCCAAAGACGTGCTGTTAGAGCCAAGCGTGTTTGTCATGTTCTTATCTCCTAATAAATCTCGTCATACTCAAACGAGGCGATAACGTTCAACCGAGGGCATCCGTTTTCAGGAGGTAACTCGTCAATCGTTTGGTTCCTGAATGTTACGTTTTGCGGGCAAGTTCTAAAAGCTGAGAGTGCGAGTTGACCCAAACTTTGGATTTTTTCAATCGCGTCGATTTGGCCTTTGGGTGCAAAAATCTGAACCAAAACCAAACCGTTTGAATTATAACGCCTCTTGTGTTGTGTGCCCACAAGAGCAGATAAAGAGCGCTGGCGAGTATCGACCGTTTGGACAGAGATCCTGGCCCAGAATTTGGTCTGATCCGGGATTGCGCCAAGATCCAACCCAGGGTATTTGATTGTGGGGGTATACCCGACAAGCGCGGCAGCTCCTGTATTCCAAGTCGTTGCGAACGCGCTTAGAATCTCGTCATAAGCTTCCTTGTATGTGCATGTCATCGCTTCACCGTGATGATGTAAAGAATAAGCTCTCCGTTAGGTGCAACAATGTCAATGGCTTGAATCGTCAACGTCTCAGACCCTCGAATGAGAATATCATTGATCGCTGGCGTGAAGGATTGCGCGGCCATGTAACCAACAAATAGCCCTTCTGGAATCTCCGTGTTTGCCATGTATTTCAGGAAAAAATGCTCCTTGAACTTGGACACGAAAACGACTTTGACCGTGACGTCTGTGGCTACACCTGGGATCATTTCCCATGGTTTGGCCGGATTCGGCGTTGACACGGCTGTTTTGCGCCATGTGCAAGATTGACCAAACTTTGAGATTAGCCTTTGAGCGGTAGCGATCTGAGTCGCAAAGACGTTAGTCATCAAACCCTCAACGTGCGAAAAGCGAAACCGGATTTAAGCAAAGGCGAAAGGAAGCCCTCGAAGGCCCGCATTTTTTGGATACTGGAAGCGGAAGGTTGATATTCGATTTCAATCACATCGACCTTTTCACGCTTGATGGACCCGCCCGTTGAAGTCGGCATTATGTCCACCCCGTTGTGGATCTCTATGCAGAGCTGGGCTTGAGCGTTTTTAAGCAAGGTTGGAATCGACGTGGAAGCCAGTTCATACCCATCTACCCACACATCAAGGCGAGGCCATTGCAGGGATTGATCTGAGTATTTCTTTGTGCCCTTATAGCTATCTCGCAAGCTTTCGAGGTAATCCATCGCCTTGATTGCCTGGACTTCAAGCGCGGCGTCTACCGCCGAAAGGGTAACACCCCGAGCTGACGCGAAAGCTCGAATCTCCGTGAGCGTCGCGTAGCTATTCGCCCCAGCAACATTCGTTCCGTTTTCGATAATCAAGGCCATTTTTTCCCCTTACGCTGGAGGCGTTGTGAGACGTTCTTCCCACTTCATTTTAATTGAAGTGCAAAATCACCTTTGCAAGTCCCGGCGTTGCTTTGGTTTCGAGAACGTGTCCAAGCTCATAAAAATGTTTGTCCGTGGCAAAAGGGCTTGTCGGTACGGCTTCAGAAACCACTTTACCCGCCTCATACCCCGATTCAGTTCCGACTGAACCTCGGGCAAGATGCTTTCTTGTTGGCGCATTCCAAAACAGAGCTTCGGCAATGCCAGACACCACCACCCACACGGGAGCGCCATCGGCGATCCCGGCATCGTATATGACCCCGATAGGGTCGGGAGAATTCTTCACAATGAGCTGACAAGCCACGTCAACGCCGGAAGCAGCGCAAACCACTTGACCTTTTACGGAAAGCCCGCCTGTTTTATTGACCATGCGAACGGCAAGCCCGCCTTCGGGTGTGAATTTAACTTTGGAGCTTTGTGGAACCCCAAAAACAAAACACTTTCTCAGAAATTCATTCATTGTTTCACCCACCTGGAAACACTAGAAACTTGACCATTTGTATAAGCAAATGTTTGTCTGTAAGTGTTACCAAAATTTGAGATTTCACAGTAGTTAACTGTTCCATCTGCATTATAGGAAAACGCCATCGCGGCGCTTTCAAGGTCTAAGATGTCCCCGTTGGTTGCAATGACGTTTTCCATATTGTTACCTCTTAGCTAACGGTAATGGTTCGAGTGGCGGTGACAGTTTTGCCGCTCGCGTAAGTGTGCGTGGCCGTAATCACCGTGGTCCCAGCCTCTACGCCAGTCACCACGCCTTCTTCACTCACAGTGGCCTTCCCTACCACGCTAGAAGCATAAGTGGTGCCAGCAGCAGAAGCGGTCACGTCGCTACCCACAAGAGCGTTATAAAGACCCTTGACGGCAATGGTGCGTAGCTGAAGTGTACCGGCACCGCTGATTGCGGCGGTGCCAGGGGCGATGTAGAGCAGCACAGGCTTGTCAGTGGCGTTCACATCACCGTAAGCGAGATGATCCTGATAGGCTGTGGGGATCGTCCCCGCCACCAGATCCGAAGCCTCTTCGGGATGAGTAGCAGCGCCAGCCTCCGCAGCATTGCGGACAAGGACTTCATACGCAGGCGCGGCAAGTGCATTCAGGTCTGCAATATCAGCCGTTTCAGCCGCAGTAGGGGCCATTCCGGCAAGGAAATAGATGATTTTCTTTGTGGCCATTTCGTCTCCTGTTAATTAGGTGTCCAGGTAACTTTTTTGCCTGGAACGGGTTTCACTTCTTTTTCTTCTTTTTCTTTTTCGACGTTCCGCACGACATGTTTTTCGTCCTTTTCAGCGTAAAGCTTTTTCACTTCAGGTAAAAGATGCTGATATTCGTAAGGCACCGCCCCAAAATAACCATCGGCCTTTTCAATTGGCGAGGTTTTACCCACGAATTTGGCGCAACGGAAAGCCTTAGTTCCAATCTTCGCGGCCTCTTCCAGTTCCTCCCTCGTGGGCACCTGATCTTTGATGAAAAAAAGGAGCTTTTTCTTTTCCATGATCCACCTTAGAAAAAAAGGGGAAAAGCTAGACTCGCTAGCCCTCCCCCTTCCGTGTTACGGCTATTAGTTGGTCTTCAGCAGGACGCCAGCAAGGTCCTTATGGCTGGTCGGGATACGGTCCCAGTTCGAGCCAGTCATCAAGGCAGCGTTGTTGGGGCTCTTGCCACCGTTAGAACGATCCCAGGTGAAGCCCTTCAGCTTGAGGTTGAAGCTCCAAGTGCTCTGCTTCTTAACCACTGGGTTGGCGATGCCGATGACTTCATCCATCATCGTCCGCATGTCGTTGTTAAGGGTGATTTCGATAGCTCCGGGGACGAGGCCCAGGACATAGGCAACGTCAGGGCTTCCGGCAGTGAACAAGGAGGCGATATCGCTCATCACGAAAGGAACGCCGTGAGTGTCAGCCTGAACAGCAACGTTCCCGAAGTTGAACAGATTCACCGTATTGGCGGCATTGTTCTTTTCGTATTGTTTGAGGCTCATGGAATGAGCAACCCAAGCGGCGATCTGGCTGTGAGCATCGCCAAACTTGTAACGGGCTTCGATCATGTTGGGAATGTCAAGGGTATCGACCGTGTTGCCCGTGGCATCATACATGATATCGCTGGACTGAGCGAGCAGCGCGGCAAGGCAGGCGCCAACGCCGGTATTCAGGAAGTCCAACATCATTTCCTTGGCCATCATCTGCCCGAAGGCGGCGCCAGCTTCAGCTTCAGAGCGGAGAATCCAGTCATACTGGCTGGGCGTGACCACTTCAACCTTGGACCCACGAGCGACCTTTACGGCGCTGGTTTCGTCCTGGGTGAGGGATACTTCAGCGATAGCATCGGTGGAAACGCTGTAAGCATCACGTTCGATAATCAGAGGCGTGGTAAGGGCATAGTTCGCTGTCGTGTCGAAGTCACCGACGATGGGGGCGGTGCGCATGGTGATAACACCACGGGAGGCCGCGTTGAAAAGTTCGGCTTCCTGGCGCAGGACTTCAGTTAGTGCGCTGTAAGCGAAACGGTTGTAAACTTTAAGATCAGTTCCGAGTGTCATTATTTGACCCCTTTCGATTCAAGATGCGCTTTTAATTCGCTAGGCGAAAGCCGCGCAAGTGGTTTGTTTTGGTTTGGTGTGCCAACTGGCGTTTGGTTTGTCGGGTTGGTAGCACTGCCACCACTTGCTTTACTTCCAATAATGATACTTGCAAAATCCTTGTTCGCAACAAATTCGCCCTTGAGTTCTTCAAGTGTCAACGCCGAAGGTTTCCCGGTCTGATCCAAAACCCTGAGAGAAGGTCCGTTTTCGCCATCAAAATCTACATCCAAGCGTTCGAGGATTGCTTTGGACATAAGACTTGGAACCGTTGAAATTTCACTCGCAAGAGCCTTTGCTTGGGTATCCAAAAGCTGGCGTCGAACCGCTTTCTTGATTCCTTCAGCCTTTGCTTCAGCTTCTTGGATCGCCTTGGAATGCTTTTCAGACCAAGACTTTTCAAGGGCTTCCACGTCACCGCGCTTTCTCATATCGTTTTCTTCAAGAGCCGCAAGGCGTTCACGAAGGGCCTTTGCTTCAGCTTCGACTTTCTTTCGAGCTTCCTTTTCGTGTTCTTTCGCCCGAATCAAGGCCCCGGCGTCTTCATCTTCCATATCTAGCTCGAAATGATCGCCTTTTTCCACATAGAAAACTTTCTTGTTTTCATCCAGTGTTTCAAAACTTTCCTTGTCGATCTTACGTTTCAAAGCCATGGCTACAAGCCCCTAAAAAGACCGAGAAACGTTCTCAGTCGGTTATATCCTTAATTTTCGTTTCAAATTGTTCTAATGTCAAGCTGCGCAGGTTTCTAAACGCCAAAAGATCGCTAGATTTCAGCTTTCCATCCCTAAGCATTTGCGCTTTTTCTTTACCAAGAATGTAAGCCTGAGTTATTTTGTTCTGATTTTTCAGCCATTCAAAATAGCTCGTAGGTGTAGTCACAGCGTTCCCACGGGAGACAGGAACAATTCGAGAGCGGCAATTGGGGTGAGCTGGAGGGATGGGGCCCTTTCCGTATTCAAAAATCATCCCATTGCGCATCCTGCAGATTGCCGAGGTTCGTCCGTCAATGACGGAAACCCATCTATATTTAGCGAATAAAAGACGTTCAATCCCGTGTTGGGTATTCGTCGAGATGGCCTGAATGATGTTCCCAAGCGTCCATTTTTGCGCCGTTTCGATACTGTCGAAAATCCCTTTTTCCCCAGTCCGTTTGTCGCCAAAAAGGACTTTGAGAAAGTCTTTTGTAGAAGTATTGTTCGCGTTTGCAAAAATGATCGCGTTTTGCAGCTTTTTTGAAAAATCATCCTTCATTGTTGCAAGCCAAGGGAGCCACAAGAGCCAAGGGATGAAATGATCCTTTTCTTCCTCTTTGGCTTTTTGGTCAAGCCATTGTTTGGTTTCTGTTTCGCTTGGTAGTTCAGGTTCTTTTGTGGGAACATCCACCGGCGCGGCTTCCGCTTGCTTGGTTTCCGGTTTTACCTCTGGCGCGTTTTGATAGAGAAAAACCCAAGCCTTTTCTTGACTCTTCTCTAGCTTCCCAAGCTCTCGATCTATCATTTTAAGGTAATGGTCAATGTTCCGATTTGCAGCGCGTTGAACGGCCTTCCTGAAGGCTTCCAGGCGCTTCTTGGTCATGTCTCCGATGCTTTCGTCTTGAAGATCCAAAACCAAAGCCTTCACGTCTCGCTCAAGATTTTTGAGATACTGCGAAAAATATGCAGAATACCCCGCCTTCAGACCCTCTAAATAGACTTGATGGCGGGTGATGTTGTTCAAAAGCCAATCACTCGACGGGTTCATTTTCACCTTCCATCGAATCTTCCGGCGTTTCCTCATCCATCAAAGCTTGCTGTTCCTCCATGGCGATAGCTTTCTCCTCATCAATCTTTTCCTTCGCCTCCTCATCCTCAAGATACGCAATCCCGGCGTCTTTCATCGTCTTGCGCATTTCCTCAAAAGTGATAGCCCCGGCTTGCCAAAGCTTCAAGATTTCAGCGATCTTTTGAGGGTTTAATGTGCTCAAATCAAATTCAGTATTCAGTTTGTAAAGGATCCCTTCAGGGTTAGTCCCCACAAAGAGGCATGCTCTCTTTAGCCCGTCCTGAAGCGCGATGGAGACGTTCTTAGCGATGGACTGGAGAATACTAGCTTCACTGGAAGCCTCGATTCCCGCTTCAGTTGCACTGCGTTGGACCTGCTTATCTTGCACGAGCTTTGCACCCAAAGCGATCATTTGGCGTTCTTTGTGCTGCATGGCCTCGAAGGGAACCATGTTGGGTGCAGCTTGGATGAGACCCGCCGTTCCATCCATCGGCAAAGGCACAGCCGCGCGTGAACCAAGTTGGATTTCACCTTTTAAAACATCTTTCACCCATTCCTCAGTCAATCCGGAAAAATAAGGAGTAGGCTGCCCACAAATAAAAGATGACTCCTCATAATCCGCCGAATTCCGGTAATGGGCAATATTCAACGCAGCAATGTCATAAAGCGGCGGTTTTACAGGAGTCACATCGTTGTTTCTCACTCCAATGATTTCGAATTGAATCTCATCCAAAGGCGCGCCGTTTGCACCTCGAACGATAACCTTATCTGTTACAAACATTTGGCTATTCTTCTCAGTGTAGATTTCCTGGGTGTAGACTCCATCTTCAAGCCTGAGGACGCGCCAAAGATCGTTGTATTCTGTTTCAAATCCGTCTGTTTTTAACGTTTCCGAAGTTTCTTTCAACACCAAAAGCGTGAATTTTTTCTTGGCCCCAAAATCTTCGAGGCGCCAATTAATAATATCCCGGCTCCTATAAAGGCGCATGGTCGGTCGAATGTTCCCGCTTTCGAGATCAGCCCGGCTTGCAGGTCCGTCCGTCTGTGGGTAATCCACCAGGACACCTGCGCGCCCTCCCATGAGCACTTCAGCACAGCATTTTTTTGCAAACTGATCCAGGCCGATACCACTCCCATCCACATCCTCAAACATGATTTCAAGGTCCGAAGGGACCTCTTTTTGGGTTTCCTTGCGGAAAATTTGACCGAGTAATCCATCAAGGGTTGTTCCAGTCACGTTGTAGAAAACTGCCCTTTGCAGATAATCCAAATATCGTTGAGTGTTTTCCTGGCTTGTATCTGAAACGTTCGGCTTCGGGAGGTAAACCGTCCCTCTACCTTTTACCTGTTGTTCTCCGGCAACACAATCGTCAATTGTGTTGTAAATATCCAACATGTCTTTTACTTCTTGTCTTACAAATTCAACGCCCATTTTAGCTCCATGATTTTAGTTTGAGGTTTGAGGAATAACGATCAGATCCTTTTAAAACGCGATAACGTGCCGAATCCCAGCAATTATGAACCAACACACCGTTACCGAGTGCAAAAGCATGATACAACGGAACATTCAAACAAAATACATCTTCATTTTCTGTTTGAGTAACGCTTAGCACTCGCAATTTTCCCAGCACATGATTGGGAGCATGTTCTTTTTTTCCAATACTTGTTAGCAGTAAATTCTTTACCGCACAATTCACAAATTCTTGTCTCATTGTCGAAACCTGCTTCTCTTCTCCACGCGCTTTTGCAAGCATTTGAACAAAAAGATTTTCCTTGTCTACGATTCGTTTCATGTTCTTTACCGCAAAAATTACAAAAGCGCGTGATTTTTGTGTGAAAGTTTTCCTTGATTTTTTCGTAGTGTTCTCTATGCCAAGCATTACCTTCGTCTGATTTATGCCATTCGATTGCGCCTGCAAGTCTTGCTGAAAGCCATTTTTCAACATCTTCTTTAGACTTTGCTTTGCCATGTAGAGACTGATGATTTTTTTCGACCATGCAAACAAGATTTTCGATTTGATTTCTAGATCTGTCTCCAGTTTCATGGTGAATATCGCATCCTTCCGGAATTGTTCCGTTGTGGTATTCCCACACGATACGGTGGAGTCTTTTTCCTTTGTGCTGGTAATAATTCCCGCACTTGTAATATCTGACTCCGTTGAATTCTTGAATTGTGTCACTGATGACATTGACGCGCATTGCGCACCTCCTGAAATCAGTATCGCGTCACATCCAAGGCCTGTCAAGTTCTCCGCTTCAACCCATCCATTCTCGTATGTCAAGAATTTATGGTCAGGGGTGCATTTTACAAAAGAACCATCTTCAAACTCCACTCTTACAAGATTTGCATTTTTTCTAGTCAATTTACAATCTGTGAATTTTTCAAAATCTCCAGATAGACTCAAAACCTTCCCTTGTACCCCAACAATGGATTTAATGGTTTTTGGCCCGTTATTCGTTATTACCTCAGTATCTCCTGAAAAACAATGTTCTTCGCAACTAGTGTCCACATCATCAAGATTCTTTTCATTCCTTGGCAATGTAGGGAATATCTCAAGAAAAGCTTTGCAATTTCTTGTTACATAAAAACCTGGGCCTTCACCGACAAGGCTATTATGCAATCGGTCTCTCATTAAAGCAAAGCCAATGATCCTAGATCCACCAGATTTATCTGATTTTGTCCATCGCACTCCGAGTTTTGACATACGTTTTTCAAGCGTATCATCTTCCACATTAATCGTATTACCTACTTGGTTATCAGCAGGCCCAGGCCATGGCTGACGCTGAATCCATCCTTGCTCCATCATTCCAATCTCACGCTCAATGATCCCTTTTGCAATTTCAGTGGCAGATAACCCAAGACCCTTGTTTAATCCGATTTCCTTAGCACCATACCATTCGTTAATCATAATAAGTGTCCCGGCCGTAGGGCAAAACACCCTACCGTCCGGTAGCGTAACCTCTTCGCCATTTGCCTCAGCCCACCACTGGACACTAAAAGGATCACTAGACCCCCAGTCAAAAGACCGATCCACGCGCCACCCAGATGGAACGGGGAAGCGTGGTAAGACGTGCACGTCCGACCGCCAAAGATCGTCGAAGGCTCCACCATCTACCACGTCCCAAGAACCTTCGAGCCAAGCTTTCTTGGTGTTCTCGTCTGTGATACTGTCCATGCCTGCAATGTATTCAGCCGGAAGGTATATGTTCTCTTTGTAGCTTCCAAAAATAGCTACCTGAGAGCGGCGAATGATTTCATTTTGC